TTCCAGAAGGTGCGTGTATCTGAAGAGTACCATCATATATGTCCAATTTATGTGCTGGGGAAGATGTTCCTATACCTACGTTTCCAGACGAATCTAAGCGCATCCTTTCACTAAAGTTAGAAGAATTGCCTGTATAAAACTCTAAACTACCATCATAAGTAGCTGCGTTTGTGCATTTAATCCCTGCTCTATTAAACGCGGTTGTGCCAAATGTTAAAAATTTAGATGTTCCTGCTGTGTCATTAGCAGTTATAAGTTTTACGTCACCAGACGAATCTATGCGCATCTTTTCTGATGAAGCGTTAGCAGCACCAGTATAAAAACTTAATTGTCCACTACCTCTACCATCAAACAAAACTCCAGCAGTCTTGTGTGCGCTATCTAAAACAGTTACATTGCCACCACTATTTAGAGAAATGTTCTGCCCCATTAATGTATAAGTTCCAGTACCATCTTCATATTGGCTAATAGTAAAGTCATTAGAATCAACCGCACTTTCTATCGCAAAACGAGCAATCCCACTATCGCCTGATGCTTGTGCGGGTAAAGATAATTTAGCGGTTGGGGTAGCAAAATTTATACCGACTTTTAAATTTTCATCAATAACAATAGCTGGTGTTGTACCTACTGCTGAACCTTTACCTATTACCAGATCATCGGCAGAATCATCAAGACCAATATAATAGTCTTGCGCATTGCCATCAAAAACGATTTTAGTATCTTCTGCACCTGCATCTCCTATTGTTAGTGTTGGAGTTGTTCCTTGTATTGCTACATCTCCACCAAATGTAACTGCCCCCATATTGACGGCTGTACCTGATGCACCAAATATCGCGTCTATAGTGTCAAGATCAGTATTAAGTTTTGTTCCCCAGGTATCGGTACTTGCCCCCACTTCTGGTTTGGTTAAACTTAAATTTGTAGTTGTTGTATCTGCCATAATTCTTTCCTATGTTATGCTGCTTCTGACCAAGACGTTGACGGATCGGATTGGTCTGTCCAAGTTGTTGTGGTTACTGTTTGATCCGTATAATTGGTTGTCGTTACAGTATCATCTGCCCATTTTAAGCTACCAATCGCTGAAACACTAGATGTTTGTGCGATAGTTGCCGTACCAGAATATATTATACCACCAAGTGCAGTAAAACCACTTATCTGCTCAATGGTTGCTGATCCTGATGCAATAATTTCTGGTGTAGCTGTCATGCCTGACGTTTGCGCCAGCGTTGCTACACCTAATTTAACCAGTGTACCTGATGCACTTACACCACTGGTTTGTGCGCTAGTTGCTGATGCACCTATTACAATAACTGCATTGGCGCTAACTCCAGAAGTTTGTGCAAGCGTAGCTGTGCCAAGTTTGACTATTTCTGCGGTTGCAGTTAATCCTGATGTTTGTGCAATCGTAGCTTGACCACGATCTATTTGTCTGCCAGTAGCGGTAAAACCAGAAGTCTGCGCCATAGTTGCAGTACCAAGTTTTACCACTTCGGCTGTTGCTGTTACCGCAGAGGTTTGCGCTATGGTGCTTGCGCCTAGTTTAACTAAGCGCCCACTTGCGGTTACGCCTGATGTTTGTGCTGATGTTACAGATACAGCAAACGTCATTGAGCCAGATGCCGAAACACCTGACGTTTGCGCTATAGTAGCTGCTGCGACCTCATACTGAGGAGTGCCATACGCAGCTATGCCATAGTTATAAACACCGTAACCAACGGAGGCCATTAATTAAGCCAAAGTAACGTCTAAGTCACCAGCATCAAATCTGAATACATCACCACTAGCTACTGCTTTGGATGCTGATAATGCAGCCCAAGCCATTAAGTTACCACTTGATGATGCGTCAAAAATACCTACATGGGTTACTGTGCCCCAAGAACCTGTTGCAGTAACAAACTCTACTGCTGATCCATTGGTTGCTGTAGTTGGTGAAGTGCCTGAAACTGTCATCGCAGCCATACTTTTTCTTGCGTATGAGCCACCTGAACATTCAGTACCGCCACCAGTATCAGAAGGTGCTGCTGTAAATAAACCAACGTATAAAGTTCCTGGTGCTGTGTAAGCACTACCACCAAATACATGGTCTAATACTTTATCTTCTAAATAATCTGTAAATCCAGCCATTATTGTTTAACTCCTAATTTCTCATAAAATATGTTGTGTTGCGTGGCTTGCCATAAGTTCTGCGTCTTTGTATTAAAGAGCCTTGACCAAAAGCAGCCTTTTCTTGTTGCATACGCATTTCTTCTAATGCTAATTCAAATTGCGCAGTAAACATTTGTACTCTATCATCTTCCATTAGATAAATAGAGGCTTGCTTCATTGCTCCATACAAATAAACATCTGGATGGTTTAATGAAACAAAGTTACTGGTGTTCGAGTCGCTTAACGCGCTGATTTTACCGTAATAAGTTAATTGTAATGTATATGAAGTGTCAGGGGTAGGGGCAAGTTCTAATGTGCCATCTACAATTGCAAAATACTTTGGCTGTCCTGAACTATTATTATTAGCTCGTCTAAATATATCTAATGATTCTATGGATTGTTGAAATAAAGGCGTAAAATCACCTGATGTAATTTCTACATTAATTACTTCCAACCAATCTGTAGGTAAAGTTAAGTATTGACCATCAGCAGTTGCTGTGGCTCTTTTAATCATATCTTTATCTCTCAGCTTACGGTTTAATTCTGCTTCCGTAGTATCAATAAAAATATCAATCTGTGAGGTGAGATCACTTCTATTTAAATAATTGGCGATCTGTGTTTTTAGTTCATCATACGTCATACTCTACCTTGCCATATTCTAAATAATTTATTATCTGGGTCGTTGAGCCATTTCTTCCATTGCTTTCTATCGTTAGCCCAACCTTCGCGTATTGCTTGTTGATATATTACCATAGGTACTTCAGCAACGTGTTTTAATTCTTTGCTTTGAGTGCCATAAGATAAATTCTTTACATTATCCAGAACAGGCTGAACATTTTGCGTAGTGTGGTAGATATTTTTATCGCCCTCAGTAGCAAATTCATTAATCAAGCCTGACTTTGAATCTATAACTGTTCTTTTTGCCATGTTAAAAACCTAAAAAAAGAGGGGTGATTACTCACCCCTCTTGCTACAACTTATGAAGTTGATAAGTCAGCAGCGATTCCGTGAGCCTTCTCATTTGATACTTCCAATCCAAATTCAACGACTAACATTTTCGTAATTGCATCACCAATTGTTGCGATATCAATAGTTTCAAAATCTCTCATGAAACAAGTTTTCGCAAAGTTAGGATCAACAAATAAAGCTGATCTTGAACGACTGAAGTTTGAAGGAACTACTTTAAGTTCTCCAAAGTCACCCGCGTAGATAGCTACTGATGCTTCAACTGTATTTGCATCTACTGTTTGAGTAACAGAAGTTCTGCCACTAAAACCAGATACAACACCTTTAACGTGTGGGCCAACGATTAACATTGAAGGCTCACCACCGTTTGCAAAGCAGAGTTGTTGTACTGCTTTTAAGATGGTTTCAGTAAACGCACGTTGTGTACCGTCAGTTGGGGCAGCACCGTTACCAGCGCCCGCGCCATTAGTACCACGCGATACGTTTGTTTCTGTCCACGTTTCAAATCCACCAGTTTGACGAACTGTAGCTGCTGCACCCGCATTTTTAGCGACTTTAGAGCATAAGGCCGTTTCCATATCGCGCTTGAGGGCCTTAGCCATAATAGCTAGTTGATGCGCCATTTCTGATTTTTTTCCCGCTGCGTCAGAAGCGTTTTGCGTACCAGTTACGGTTGCATCACGGCTACTGATTTGACAGTAGTTTACTTCTCTAACTGTTGCAGTTGAAGCAGCACGAGAAAGTTCAAAACCCTCTAATTGTCCTGTTCCAGATGCAGTTGGTAGAGCTTCTGTTTGCCAGTCAAACTGGACATTTCTTACATTAGTTTTGCCAATAGCACTCATAAATGGCGTACTCATTGGAGAAATGTTGTAGATAATATCAGACAACTGTTCTCGGTCAGAAGTAGCAGTATATGTGTCAAAGGCGTTTGTTACTTTAGCCATTTCTTATACCTTTTTAAATAAATTGTTCAAAGACTTTAGCTGCATCTTGCACTTTGCCAGATTTAGCTAGTTTCATTTGCGCTTTTTTCGCCGCAGTCATTGTCTTTGGTTTATTAGAAGTACCAGGTCTAGCTACTCTTGAAGCCGCTTTTTGGGTTGGTTTCTTTTTGGAAGCTGCCACTTGTTTGCGGTATAGCATCCCATCTCGTAAACCAAGTAACACTCGATAATCTATCACCTGATTAATTTCTTGTGCAGTAAAGCCCAAGTCTTTAATAGCATAGTTTGTGATTGCAGCTTTTTCCTTTTGAGATTTTTCTGCATCAGACCAGTGTGGAATTTTTTCAGTAAGTTGTTGGTTGCCGTATTCGACAAACTTTTGAATTTGCTCTTGCTGCTTTTGCATTGCTTCATCTTGCAATCTTTGGTTTTCAGCTTTAGCTGCATCTAACTTCTTACGTTTATCTTCCCACACATCTTTTTCACGAACATAGCCAATAGGATCAGATTCATATAGTGCTGCCCAATCTGGTTCGTTTTCTAATTCACCATTTAGACTCGCCTCTAATTGAGGTAATAACTGAGCGTAAACAGCATCTTTTTTCGCTAACTCTGCTTGCTGTTCTTCAATGCTTTTGCGTTGTTGAGACAGTTCTTGAGTTTTGCGAGTATAGTCTTGCTGACGAGAATATCCGTTTTGGAGTTCAGCTAACGTGACCTCTTGTTCTACACCATCAACTTTGACGGTATAGGCTTGAGGTTGTAGTTCTTCCTCTACTTCTGTTTGTTCTTCTAAAGACTGTTCTATCTCTTCCCCTTCTTCAAAGTCATCTTCTACTTCAGCTTCCATTTCAGCTTCGGCTTCCACCTCTACCACTTCTTCCGCTTCTATTACTTCTTCGACTACTTCTTCTGGAGATGTTTCTGCTTGTTCTGCTTGAACTTCCTCTGGTACTTCCTCTATTGGAGTCAAAAGATTTTCAAAAGAACTTACAGTTTTATCTAACTCTGATTGTAAAGCAATCGGCTTGGCGTTGTTGCTCATGTTTACTCCTTAATTTTTTAAAATTTTACCTAGTTATATGTAATTGTGCAATTTTTTGACTTGCGCACTGGTTATCTTCCCACGTTCTACCAAAATTCGTAGATGCCTCTCTACCTCTGGTAAAATATTTATTGCAGTATGCAGAGTTTCACGCAAGGCTACACTATCTTCGCCTTTCGTACTCATCCATAAAGCAACGTATTCTTGTTTTAAATTCTTAATAGATTTTTTTAATGTGTCGCTGTTTAAAATTAATTCAGCTTCGTTTGAATCTAATACTTCCTCTCTAGTTGCCATATTATCTCCTGTTTCTCCCACCACCCCTGGTGAGCCTTGGCATTGCTTGCACACTATCTAGTGCTGCTTGTATGTTAGTAAAATCAAAAGGTGTATAACCTTTAACTGGTTGTGGTATAGGTGCTGGAATTATTGGTGGTGATGAAAACTCATACCCTTCTGGGTCAAGATCAAACATTGCCATCTCACCATCTGTCATTGGTAATCCAGAGCCAAATACAGGTGGAGTAAATTGACCTAAATCTAAAGCGCGAACTTGAGCCGCAGCCATTTCTTCTTCAGGTGTAATTAACAAACCGCCCTCTGGTGGTGTTGCTAATCTGTAATTAAGCTCATCTATATAAGGAATACCAGTAGGTGATGGTAAGTCTCTAGGATCAGGCACTCTACCAGTCATTGCGGGTGGAGCGCGCCTAAATATTGGCTCTTCAGCTATTGGTTGCATGGGTGGAGGTGGAGGTGGTGCTACTGGTGGTGCTACTGCACTTGGCATTCCACCTTCCATTGTATAACCCATTGGAAATTCTTCTGAATAACCTACGCCTGGTGCAATCATACTAGGTACGTTTTCGCCACCCGCTACCGACATAGCGTATTCTAATCCTGATGTAAAAAGTGGGTCTACAATTCTTTGTGCCATGCTGTTTCCTTCTACCTTGAAATTAATCTATCTATTTTTAATTCTAAATTATCTAATCTTTTAAATAATCGTTCCATATCTTCTAGTAAGTCTATCTTAGTTACATAATTTGTTGGTAACTCTTCTCTAGTTTTGTTTAATAAAATATCAATTCTTTTTAATTCTGTAGCATTAGCTCTAATGCTGTAAATTAAAGGTGCATATATTAATGTTAAAACAACATTCCATAGAAAAAAAGGATTTACGTCCATGCTTTACCCTCGAATAGTAATGCTTCTGCATTTCTTCTCTTAGTTAATCCCTCTAAAACTTTACCGCCCGCTTTATTCCATCTTTGTATTTGCTTTGGAACGTCAGCGTATTGTTCTTTATTTAATACTTTTAACATCGTAGATGACTTTAAATTACTTGGGCCTAAATTATAAACCCATGATACCAGAGAATCGAATTGATTTTGAGTTAATGCAACAGTTACAGCATCATTGATATAACCTTCATATTCATGCAGTTCTTTATCAAGCCACGCTTCCGCTTGCGCTTGTGTGCAAGAGTCTCCCATCTTGACATCTTTAATTCTGCCATAGGCAATTGTAGGTACACCTACTGCATCTTCGTAGGCTTCAAGTCTGCAACCTTCAAAATGTTTAATTAAATCAATACCTTCTTTAGATATATTCATTCTTCTTTGTTTCCAGTGTTACTCGCACCAAAGTAAAACGAAATAATAGCACTTGCAAGACCTCCAAGGTATCCTAGAACTAAGTTTATGAGAGCCTCACTGTTCTGCTCTGGAGGCTGGAGCGTGATTAGAAAGATATATCCCATAAAACCACCCACTACAGTTACGCCTATAACTCTGGATGTCCAATCTTTAGAAAACCTATTTCTTGCATCTTGGATATCTTTAGTTTCTAGTGCGTATAAATCAACTTCTAACTCTTTCATTTTTATTTCAAAGTCAGTATCTAGTTTTTTTAGTTCAGCTAATTGTTCTGGAGTTGCCGCTTGTACTGCTTGCTCTATCTTTTTTGGAGTAGGCTCACAACCTAATGCTTCTGCGACAATGTTGGCTGCCATATTACCCATAGGCCCACCCAATGCTGTGCCGATAGATGGCGCTACTGCACCAATAATATTTTTAATAAACTTAAATTTCATTTACCTTAACCTTTTTTCTTTTTTGGTCTACCAGGCTTTTTATATGTTCCTTTACCTCTAGGCATTTTTACTTCTCCTTTTCTTTTTCTTTTTAAATCCAGCTTTCATGTCAGCGTAGGCTTTATCAGAAATAGTTGATTTTTTCTTGGTTCTACTTGTGCCAGCCTTTCTTCTTTTATTTATATTTCTGTATAACGACATAGTATTTCCTTACCATTTTTTGCAAGACCAGTATCTTGCGCTTAATTTATCAGGGGGGTTAGTGTCACATTTATGTCTTGCTCTAAATGACTTACGTCTTTTTGGTTGATCTTTTTTGATCGTCATATTGGGATCACCAAAACGAATTAATCTTACCTTGTCTTTATCTTTAGCTAACACCGCAAACTTTTTATTTTTTTTTGGTGTTCTTTTAGGTTTGTTATACCCACTAAATCTTTCACCTCGATAAGTTATTGCCATAATTAATGAATCCTATTTTCTTCTACATGTATCAATTCTGAGTTTTGATTTATCCTACCAATAAACATAAACATCATTTTATTTATTGCTTCTTGTTCTGAAGTGGCTGGTATATCGCTACCAATAAATACTTCATCACCCTCACTAATTTCTATCGTATAAATTTTAGTTGGTTTGTCCACCGTCAGTAAATAATCCTTGTGATTGTGTTTTAGCTATCTGGCGTAGCGTTTCTCGATCACGTTCCATAAGTGCATTAATTTCTGCTACGTTGACTTGTGCGCCATACTTGGCATTGAGTTCAGCCGCTTTCAAACGAATATTAGCTTCTGCTTTATCGCGGTCTCTATCGTCATCCATGATTATTTTCATTCTATCTGTTTCAGCATCAATCATAGCTTTTTGCGCTTGCACCTGTGCTTTCTGCATTTCAGCCTGTGCCAACATCTCTGCTGCATCTGGTTGTTGCTGTTCTGGTTGTGGAGGCATTGGTGGTACTTGCGTATTGATAAACGCTTGTGCATCCTTAAACCCAGCCATTTCAATAATTTTAGTTAATGTGTTCGAGTATTGCTGTAAGCTAACTAATGGATTGTTTACACCCATGATCTGTAAGATTTGCTCTTGCTTGCCCGCCATTTGTGCTAGTAATGCTGATTTTTCTTCATCACTAGACTTACTGATTGCTACATTAACAATCATATCTTTATCAGCATCCCAATAACGTGGATCAACGGTAACAAATTGGTTGTTTAGACGGTACATAGCTTGTGCATCTTGGTGTTTTATAACCAAACCATTGACCAATTTAAAAAGTTGTTGCATCCCACCTTCAGCAAAATGACGGCAAATTAGCTCAATTCTGCCTTGCGCACCACTCATAGTCGCTGCTACTGCTGATTTAGTGCTAGATTGTAGTGCATCAGCGTTTAAACCAGCACTTGCTTTAGAAACACCAGTGCGGTTTTCTTTAGATTCATCTAAATAACCTAATACTGGAAACGCCTCTTTACCGACAAATGGCACTGAGAATGGTTGTACCATGCCTGGTGCTCTCATTCTTATAGGTTGTCCAATATCTGTATTCAGTACATCATCAATATTGACCTGTCCTTCTACTACTCCCATTCTTGGAAATATTGAGTGGCCTAATGAGTCTAGCGTATCACGCATAATTTGTGATTTAGCGGCTTGAATAGGTTTAACATAGTCTGCTGGGCAACTGCCAATTGCCGTATGTGGTTCAGGATCAGGGCAGAACATCGCAATCGGTAGATCATCCCATGCTTCGCAATTAATAATATTTGCACCATTACCTACAGTACATACTCTAACGCGTTCATCTATACCATCGTCATCTAAATCATAAAAACAGTAATGCTCAACGTATAACACTTCTTTACTGTGTTCACTGTCTGCACCACCAGGGTACATATTACCGCCAATAGGCTCTCTAGCTTCACGCTCTGTATAGGTGTCGGCATCAAATGACGAACCTGAACCCGCATACTCTTCTATTTCGTCACGGTCGTAACCCATAGCAACCAAGTCAGAAACTGTTTTTACCATGCGGTGCGCAACGTAAGGTGATTCTGCAAAACTTCTGGCATTTCTGGAGATTAATACTTCTTCTGGGGGCACTGCTTCGATACACACTTGATCTTTACGTTTAACTCTACGGATGGTGAGGTCATAACTAGCGGGTGATTCTTGCGTTATTTCTTCACCTGTTTCTGGGTTTAACATGGTAATAGATTCCATCTTGATACTTTCATCTACCACCTCTACATCAGGATCAAGGATTAGTGCTTGGTAGGAAGCGGGGTCAAGGTCTGTGTATTCGTGGGTGGTAGCCGTCATAGTTTCATCCCAGAAGGCTTTTACGAAACCTGACTTTCTGACTAACGCATCTTTAAAGGCATCATAAAATACTTTAAAACCAGAGTTTTTTTGCTGCACTATGTAGTTGATATAATCTGTTTGTTGTTCGGCAACCGCAATATCTTCTGGGCCGTTAGGTACAAACTCGACTACTTTTTTAGTGCCAAAGAAAGTGCGCATAATAGATGGCAGCATAAATAAAACACTGTCTCGCACATCAGTAGAGACAAAGTTAGATTGTAAATCACTGACGTTTTCTGGTTCATTACCTAAATAATAATCAGTGCTTTCAGCACGATCTTTGCCAATTTGCCCAATATAATCTTCAGCGTCATCCATTTCAGAACGAATAATGCCTTGTAACTTAGTGTAGTCTATTTTATTTGACTTACTGTGCTTCTTATCTTTTTTATCGTATTTCATAAATTATTCCTGTAACAAACCTTTGTAATATTTTTTAAATTCTTCCGTCTTATAATTTTTTGAAAAATCTATTGCCCCATCTTTATCTTTACCAAAAGGAATAAAATTATTATTTTTAATGGCATTATTAAAAGCCTCATCTTCCGTTTTGTATTCTACATACTGACCATTCTCAAATACAACTTTTGGAAAAACATACCAATTACCCTCTCTATCATTACCAGCAGACATTAAATGAGTTTGCATTTGATTGTCTTTGTTAAACAATGTTGGATTAGGATATTGGGAAAAATTTAATACTCTATCTACAAATGGAATATTCTTATTTTTATTTAGCATATTTAATAAATATTGTATTTTATCTGACATTATCCAACTCTCAAAATTCTTGACTTTAATGGTTTCTTGAAATTATACCCCATAAATGTTTGACTGCCACTAAATGAAGCTGCGGCACTTGCCATAGTCAGTGCGAGTGCATCGGCTCTATCGGGTGATTTAATTCCTCTTTTTTTCATTTCTTCTTTTGATTCTAATTTTATCTTGCCTGTCGAGGTATATTTGTATATTGGTGCAACTAATTCTGCTACCAATTCATCATCATACGGTAAGCGACAGTCTCTTTGTGCTAACCAATCTTTTATTGCAAACCAGAGTTCGGCTCGCAAGTTTAAAAAATTCTTTTTCGTGGCGGGTGCTTCTGCAACATTCACTCCGCGCACTGGCAAGTTTTGCTCTGCCAACCGATCTACGACTCCGCTACCTAGCCCAATTACATCCACTAACACTTCTTGCGGTTTACTCATTACGGTCTCGTTATCATACTTGTTTTTTATCGCCCCGCAAAGTTGCATTAAATCCATAGAATTAAATGTTTTCATTTCTAAGACAGTATTACCTTGACGCACACATAACGCTGAGTTATCACCGCCAAAGCGCGCTACATCCACACCCCACACAATAGGCGCGGAAGCACTAATCGCGACATCTCGATCTACGGCTGCGCGTACTAATTCCATTGGTATGACCGTATCGTCATCCGCACTAGGAAACTCACCTAGCACTTCCACCCGCGCTACGGTTGAGTTTTCGCCATACTGCTCTAACATGGTTTGGAAGAGTTTTTGATCTGTACCTTCTACAGTACGCGAGTCTATTTGTTCGTTATTCCAATATTTACGCTTGGAATAAAAACTATCGTAGAATGGGCCTGTGTTTCTGCGTGGGTTAGAAAAAGTAAACCAGTATCTATCTGGCGTGGGTTCAGAGAAGAAACCTTCCGATACTGAGTAGATGGGTGCAGGAATACCTGATGCCTCATCCATAATTAAGCACACTCCGTAGGTGGAGTGGATGCCAGCAAAGGCATCTGGGTTTTCTTCTGACCACAGTTGGGCTTGGGCGTAGTAGTAGCCAGTGTCGATTTGTAGGTCGCGTATAAGTGCTTCTTCAAACCACTTTTCTGGTTTCAGTGAGGTAGCGGTTTTGTGAAACCAGTGTGAGTTAATAGATAGCGTGAGCCATTTGCCGAGTTCAGCCCAGGTGCGTGAGCGTAGCTGTTGCTCGGTGTTAGCGGTGACTATGATAGTAGAGCCGAGGCGGGTTGATAGCATCCATAGAATCAACCATGCAACTAAGGCAGACTTGCCGATGCCACGACCTGAAGCAACTGCCAGTCTAAACATCTCTGGCATAGTCATATTTTGGTTGCGTTGAATGTGAATCTCAATATCTCGCAAAATTTTTTCTTGCCACTCTCTTGGGCCAGTAAAATCTTCGAGGGGGGTGTTTTCTTGCCCCCAAGGGAAGGCAAATTTAACAAAGTTTAGTGGACTGTCTTTGATGTTGAGCGACCATAACTCAGTCATCAGTTGTTTTTCTTGTTCTGCTCCGTATTTCATGGGATTAAAGGATGCACCCGCCAACGGGAGAGAGGAGAGAAAGACGAGTGCATCCCGCAAAAGTAATAAAATTTTTGCGCAACAGTTCTATGGACAATACCCCGCGCTTGCAAATCAATGGGGGGGTGTGGATAAATCTGTGGATAAATTGTGAATATCTTTTTTGCTTGTGTGTAAACTGTTAGCAACTTATGCACAACCGCCTTAAGCCCTAGCCCTGGCTCGCTTGCGGGCTTGCGCGCGCTGTGGATAACTTTAGTCATCATTGTTAATTATGAGTGCATCATCTGCGGGCGGTGCGAGCGTGCCAGTGGAATGTGAGATTGCTTGCTTGCGCGTGCCGATGATGTCGGCCAGATTAACGCTGTAGTTGGTAGTCTGCTCTAGTCTATCCTTCCACGCCCCCAGCTCA